GTGTCCAGCAGTTTGTTCTCAGCATAATTAGAAATCGACATAATCATCTCCCGAAAGTTTCGGTCTACTACTAAAGGTGGATCGTTCTAATCTTCCATGTGCGGGCGCGCCCTCGCAGCATGTGTCTTTGTATCCACATGCGGGGCATCGCCACCGTGTTGCGGTTGGCGGGTATTCCATCCCGCAGTTGCCGCACTCTATCATACTAGATGGCTTTCAATTGACGGCTGTGCTTTTCTCGTTCAGCCATCTTCCCAATCAACTGGTCCAGTTCCTCGTCAGACAATTCGCCCATTGATTTGGAAGCAGATGTTGATGACGGTGCAGGAGTCAACCTGTGGGTTGCCTGCAAATACAAAGTGGCTGCACGGGTATCGCCACCCAACGCCTTGCTATACAACGCATCCAACAGCCGTTGAGTGCGTTCAGGTGAACCCTGAAGATCGTTGACCCGACGTTCCCATTCCTTCTTGAAATACTCTTTCTTTTCCCATCTGCGCAAAGTTGACGAATCAACCCCGATATGCCGAGCGAACTCTACCTGAGTTGTAGGGGTACGCTCATGCGCAGGGGCAAGTAGCCAGTTCAAGTATTCCTCTTGGCGGGCGTCCAGCATTTGTGTTCGTTCTGCCATCACCCTTGGTGTGTTCGTTCTAATCGATCTGTGTTCGCTATGGGGGTATCTGTGTTTCCGATATCGGTTTACAATTTGTTCAAATCCCATGAAATTATTAGAACGGAGCACCTGTATATAGAAGATGATATGGTAACAACCGCCCCCTCAAGGGCGGTTGTTCCATTTACCATAGCGACCACAGGGAGCGCCACACATGGCTAGCAGTAAACCCGATCCCCGACTGAAACGTGCTGGAGTCAGCGGCTACAACAAGCCGAAACGGACACCGAACCACCCGACCAAATCACATGTTGTTGTCGCCAAACAAGGCGACCAAATCAAAACCATCAGATTCGGTCAGCAAGGCGTATCTGGTTCCCCCAAGAAGAAAGGCGAGTCCGCATCCTATGCGGCTCGCCGCCGATCATTCAAAGCCCGACACGCCTCCAACATCGCCAAAGGCAAACTCAGCGCAGCATACTGGGCAGACAAAGTAAAATGGTAAACAAACCGTACACCCTAGTAGATGTTCGCAACACGATGGCAGCCATCCTCGGAGCATTGATCGGATTGAACCTAGTGTTCTGGACCATCATCTCCATAGCGGCCCACAACATCAAACGGTCCATTCAGAACCGCACCCTGTAACATTTTACAAAATGTAAACAGCAACGGGACTCCTAACGAAACAAGGGTGGGGGTATCCGATAGGGTGCTCTGGCCCTGAACAGTTAGAATCATACACCCGCGAGCGTGCGCACCCCCCCATATGCCCCCCCGTGCCGTGTGCAGGTCGTGTTGCCCGAGGCCGATCGTGCTCCCATCCGCCCATTTCAGCGCGGATTTCGGGGTCGAAACGGTCAATCAACAATCGGGCCGCACAATTGATTGACACCGTGCGCAGTTCCGCCTGCGGTGTCGCACATGCGTGTGCCGACCGTATAGGCATTATGCACATGGTCGGCGGATTTGACTTCGGCGGTCGGTCGGCGCTACGTTTGGAATCAGTCGGCGACGACCGAAGCAGTTCAGTCGCAAACGACACAAGCAGCACAGTCCGTCCGTGGAGCCTTTCTTTGAGGCTCGGAAGCGGCGGGTACGCTGAGGCTGTAGGGGGTGTGGTAGCGTTCACCGAAGGTAAGCCGAGGGGCCTGAAACATGGCGCTTGAGGAACCTAGGTGGTTGGCCCACCTTCGGTGAGTTCCGTAGTAGCCCGACCTTTGGTCGGCAGACTCTTGGGGCAAGTCCGTAGGCTATCGTTCGACCGAAGGTCAACGATTGGGTTAGGTGGTAGCGACACCTAACGGTGTCGGCGTGGCAGTCGGCATCGGGCTCAGTCGTTGATTGGGAGCGACGGTGGCTATTGGTCCGAACGGCACGATTGGAGCGTACACAGTTCGGTGGGTACAGGCAGTACCGAACCCTTTGGGTTCGTTGACGGTTCGATTCCGCTTCCACCACTCACCACCTACGGTGGTGAAACCCAATCAACCACAACCGATTACTGGAGGTAATCAACATGGGTGCTATCCCTGCTCGCTGGGTCACTGAGGTGACCGTGGATTTCGACGACGATAACGAGGTTATCGTTGCCGTGTCGTTCGGGGCCTCTACGAGGCCAGTTCCTCGTGAGGCTTGTGTCTGGGTCCGTCTTGACGAGTTGTCTCGTCAGGAACTGCGCCGAGCCGCCGCCAATCTTCACCTGTCGATGCCGAAGGCTTCGACGAACGAGGAACTGTTCACGGCTATCAAGAACGCAGTTCTTGGTGGTCAGGTTCCGACTCCGGCACCTTCGGTGCCGGTGCTGGAGCCGACTCCAGAGCCGACGCCGACCGTCTACGACGGTAAGCACAAGGACTTCGGCAAGGTGCTGGCAAGGGTGCAGGCTGGCCTGACCCCGTGGCTCCACGGTGAGGCTGGGACTGGCAAGACGACGCTGGCCATCCAAATCGCCGAGCACCTTGGCCTGCCGTTCTACGGCAAGTCTGTGACCGCTCAACTCACCGAGGTGAGTTTCTTCGGATACACCGACGCCAGAGGTGAGGTTGTTCGGACTCCCTTCAGGGAGGCTTGGGAGAACGGTGGTGTGTTCCTTCTGGATGAGGCTTCGTCGGCTACGCCGAACCTTGCCGCTGGAATCAACATGGCCCTTGCCAATGGCAAGGTCGCCTTCCCTGATGCGATGATTGATCGTCATGATGATTGCATCATCATCGCCGCCGCCAACGACACGGGGCAGGGTCCGACGCCGAAATACCCGAAGGGTATCAAGCAGGACGCTTCGTTCCTTGATCGCTTCGTGATGACCGAATTGGTCCTTGATGAGAGGGTCGTGCTTGAGGGTGTGGCCGCTCGCTTGGAGTGCGAGGTCAAGCGGTCACAGTGGCTGGCCGTCTGGAAGGCGGCTCGTCGGAACGCTCAGACCTACGGTCTGAACAATGTGGTGATCACGCCACGGTCCGCCTTCGATGGTGCCACGCTGGTCGCCATCGGCGAATCATTCCGCTCTGCGGCAGTCGATGCCATCCTCAAGGGTGACACCTCGGACACCGCTCGCAAGGTGCTGGAGGGTACTGGGGTCACGTTGTGACCTCAGCACCCACCCACAATCAATCAACCGCACACACACTGGAGGAATCATGGATACGATGATTGACCGCTTCGATTCGCTGGCCGAGTTCGTCGGCTACGCCGAGAACATGGCCCCGTATGATTCGGGGGACGATCATTGGGCTGGCACGCCGAATCATGATGCCGCTCTGCGGCTCGCCAAGGACGGCTGGCATGAGGCTCGCCCAATCGTGGATGCGACACGGACCCTTGTCATGGACAAGGTGTCCGAGGTCGTGGACTTCACCTTCGTCCCGACGATGGATGTCGCTGGGGCCGCCGTTGATATGGGCATCTTCATGACGGGTCACCCCGAGTGCATGATTGCCTTCCCGACGGAGCCTGAGGACAAACCTGAGAAGGTGCTCAGGGTGCTCATGGACCCCGGCGCATCGGCTCGCTATGCCGCCGATTGGATGGCTCGTCGGGGTGGTGCTGTGGCCGCTCTGCTGGAAGTCCTGCAAATGCTGGGGCATTCGCTGGAAATTCACATCGTGTCCCCCGTTCGGGGTGTCACCGCTGGGATTCACACCCCGTTGATTGCGGCCCACAAGGCTGGCACGGTGTGCGATATCGATGCGCTGATGTTCGCTTGCGGTCACCCGTCGATGCTTCGGCGGATGATCTTCGCTCTCCGTAAGGAGCGGAACGGTGGCAGTGATTGGGCGATGGGTTCCACGGTCGCCATCCCTGCCGATCTGGCGGACGAGGTGGATGCGCAAATCATCGTGAATCGTGACGAGCATCGCCTGCTGGGTGAGCCTGACGCTGGCAATCATCCGACCGAGTGGGTGCTGTGGCACCTGAAGCGGCTGGGGCTGGTGGGGGAGTGATCCCCCACCGCCTCGGCGGTGGCCTACGGGCAATCATCCTTGTGGTTGGGGATGGTTGCTCGTCGGCTATCGCTGGGGTACAGTGATAGCGAATCAATCAACAAGCAACCTAGGAGGTTGGTAATGCAAGAGGATACCGTCATGACCGTGTTTCA